AGTTCAGTAAGAGATGAGTATTCAGAGCGTGAGTATCTACCTGGCGTAAAATGGATCAACGTTGCTCCTAGACCTGGCACTTCTCTATATGCTACACAACAAGGTGGACATAGAGACGAGATGCACGTTTTAGTTCTTGATGTTGACGGTAAAGTCAGTGGAACACCTGGTGCTTTACTTGAGAGATTTGTTGGACTTTCTAAAGCATCTGATGCAAAAACATCTGTTGGAGAGACTAACTACTATCCAAACGTATTAAAAGCAAAATCAGCTTACATATACTGGGCAGAGCACGAGACAGGATTCTTTAATGCAACTTCATCAGCATCTGATGGTAACTGGGGTCAAACAGCTGCTGCTAGACAGTTTAACTTACTACGCTCTAGTGCAGGTACTACAGATTATCCTGGCACATTCAAGACTATAGGTTCTGTAAACAACTCATCATACTACTACAGATTAAGTGGTGGTGTTGATTATGGTTTATCTGGTGGAACATATTCAGTAGGTCAAGTAGACATTACAACTGCATATGAACTAATCGAAGATCCTGAGTCACAAACAATCGACTTTATACTTGCAGGTCCTTCTGGTGCTGATGATGCAGCTGCTGTTTCCAAGATTTCAACTCTTGTAAATATCGCTGAAGAGAGAAGAGACTGTATTGTATTCTGTTCACCTCGTAGAGGAAACGTAATTGGAATCAGTAGTGCTGCTACAATTACAACTAACATGGTTTCTTTCTTCAAGAAACTTCCTAGTTCTTCTTACTTAGTATTTGATTCTGGATACAAGTACATCTACGACAAGTATAATGATGTTTATCGTTACATCCCTTGTAATGGTGACGTTGCAGGTCTTTGCTTACAGACTACTGAAGTTGCTGAACCATGGTTCTCACCAGCAGGTTTCCAACGAGGTATCTTAAGAAATGCTATTAAACTAGCATACACACCTACAAAGACACAGAGAGACACTCTATACGCAAATAGGATTAACCCAATCGTATCATTCCCTGGTCAAGGTGTGGTATTGTTCGGTGACAAGACTGCATTAGCACAGTCATCCGCATTTGATAGAATCAACATTCGTCGTCTATTCCTAACAATCGAAAGAGTTATTGCAGGTGCTGCAAGATCACAACTCTTCGAGCAAAACGACGATGCACAAAGAAGTCTATTCGTCAACATTGTTGAACCATATCTCCGCGACGTTCAAGGTCGTAGAGGTGTAATCGACTTCTTGGTTAAGTGTGATGGAACTAATAACCCTGCTGAGTCAATCGATCGTGGTGAATTTTTCGCAGAGATATTTGTGAAACCAACACGAACAATTAACTTTATCACTCTAACCTTTGTTGCTACCAGAACTGGAGTTGCATTCTCAGAGATCGCTAATTAATTACAACTAAACAATCCAAATGAGTTTCAGAGTCTCCGCAAGAGGCTCTGAAATTTTTCATTTATCTAAATATAAAAGACGGAGTTATTTTTAAAAACCATGGCAAGAAGAGGAAGAATTGACGATTTTAAAGCGAATGTCGCCTCAGACTTTGCACGTCCTAATCTATTTCAAGTAGATCTCGCTTTCCCCTCTGGAATAATTAACAACGCATCCTTAGTTAGACTAGGTAAGTTTACTGTTCGTGCAGCAAATCTTCCTTCTTCTCAGATTGGTGTTATTGAAGTTCCATTTAGAGGTAGAACACTTAAAATTGCAGGTGATAGAACCTTTGAACCTTGGACTATTACTGTTATGAACGACAGTAAGTTCAAACTCAGAGCAGCATTTGAAAAATGGGCATCAAGTATTCAAGGTTATGCTGAAAACTTTACAGTTGCTAGGGGTCTAGGAGACCGCGACGATAGCACTGGTTATTTTGCAGACATGACAGTTCAGCAATTATCTAGAGATATTAGAGCAGGCAAAGCACCTAAAGTGCTAAAAGCATATAGATTCTATAACGTTTTCCCAAGTAACATTGCAGCAATCGATTTAGATTACGGAAGCAATGATGCTGTTGAAGAGTTTACAGTAGAGCTACAAGTTCAGTACTGGACTCCAACAAAAGTAAGCGAATAGTGCTATACTAAATAGAACAGGACCAATAATTTAAACTTTAAATAATGGCAAATCAGCTCTTCGGTTTTTCCTTAGACAGAGCTAAGAAGGTTCCTAAGGGACCTTCTTTTGTTCAAAAGGATTCAATGGATGGCTCGCAACCTATTGTAGGAGGCGGGTACTATGGTTATTCGGTTGATTTTGATGGGACAGTCCGCAATGATTATGAACTTATCACTCGATATAGAGAGATGGTTTTACAACCAGAGTGTGACAGTGCAGTCGATGATATCGTTAACGAGACAATTTGTGGTAACTTTGACAATGTACCTGTCGAAGTTGAACTATCAAATCTAAAAGCATCAGACAAGATTAAAAAATTAATCAGAGAGGAATTCGATACAATTCTTCGTTTGCTTGATTTTGATAATCGTTCTTACGAAATTTTTCGTAGGTGGTATGTTGATGGAAGATTGTTCTACCATAAGGTAATCGACCCGAAGAATCCGAAAGGAGGACTCACAGAACTAAGATATATTGATCCTAGGAAGATCCGTAAGGTAACTGAGTATGAACAGAAACGTCCCGAACAACTTCGTGGTGTTGATCTTAATACTCAACTAACTCAAAAGAGTGCAGATTATTTCTTATACAATCCGAAAGGATTAAAGAACTCAACTAATCAGGGCATGAAAATTGCATCTGATTCAATCACTTATTGTCATTCTGGTATACAGGATCTCAATAAGAACATGACTTTATCTCATCTTCATAAAGCAATCAAAGCAGTTAATCAACTACGAATGATTGAAGATAGTTTGGTTATATACAGATTATCAAGAGCACCAGAAAGAAGAATTTTCTACATCGATGTAGGTAACCTTCCTAAGAACAAAGCGGAACAATATCTCCGTGAAGTTATGGGAAGGTATCGTAATAAATTGGTGTATGATGCAAACACTGGAGAGATTAAAGATGACAAAAAATTCATGTCAATGCTCGAAGACTTCTGGTTACCCAGACGAGAAGGTGGACGAGGAACTGAGATCACTACGTTACCAGGTGGACAAAATCTTGGAGAACTTGAAGATGTCAAGTACTTCCAAAAGAAACTATATAAAGCACTGAACGTTCCATCATCTAGATTAGAAACAGAAACAACCTTTAACATAGGTCGTGCTGCTGAAATTACTAGAGATGAAGTTAAGTTCCAGAAATTCATTGCACGTCTCCGTAAGAGATTCAGTGAATTATTCATGGATCTTTTAAAAACTCAACTTATTCTGAAAGGAGTTATGTCCATTGAGGAATATGATGATTATAAAGAGCACATTCAATTCGATTTCATCGCAGATAATTACTTTACTGAATTAAAAGAGATTGAAATTCGTAACGAAAGAATGAATCAAGTCAATGTAATGGATCCTTATGTTGGTAAATACTTCTCAGTTGACTACATGCGTCGTCAAGTGTTGAAACAAACTGAACAGGAGATCAAAGAAATTGACAAACAAATCGACTCTGAAATGCAATCAGGTGTTATACCTGATCCTGCAGCAGAGATGGATCCCTCTATGGATCCTAATGCAGCCCCACAAGGGGTAGAAGGACAACCACAAGAAGCACCACAGGTAGAACCTGCGGATGCCAAGCGGGGAGAATTCTAAATAATAAATATTATTAGTGACTTATTACTATGCCAAGCGAAATTGCACAAAAAATAGTAGATCAAATTTTCGGAGACGAGAAAGCGAAAGCTGTCGATTCCGTAAAGGATGCTCTTGCTGCTGCATCTTATGATGCTATTCAGCAGAGAAAGGTTGAATTTGCAAAACAAATGGGTTTTGAATTAGATGATACTGCTCAAGCTGCTGCTGATGAAATCACAGACAAGCTACCTGACGGTACTGAAAAACCAATGGAACCAACTCAAGGTAACGTTGTTGCACCCGAAGAACCAAAAGCAGAAATAGAAGAACCAGTTGTTGACGCAACACCTTCTTCTGTAGAACCAACCGAGGAACCAACAGATGAGACTAATAGCTGAAGAAATTACTAACGTCCAATTTCTCGAAGAAGAGAAAGAAGGCAAAAAGAATTACTTTATCGAAGGTATCTTTCTACAAGCGGAACTAAAAAACCGCAACAATAGAATGTATCCTTTGAGAACTTTACAAAAAGAAGTTGCTAAATACAGCGAGAACTATATTGACAAGGGTCGTGCTCTTGGAGAATTAGGTCATCCTGATGGTCCGTCTATTAATTTAGATCGTGTTTCTCATAAAATAATTTCTCTCAAAGAAGATGGAAATAACTTTATCGGTAAGGCAAAGTTACTTGACACTCCTATGGGAAGAATTGCAAAAGACCTCTTAGGTGAGGGTGTCAAACTAGGTGTTTCATCTAGAGGCATGGGTTCAATCCGCAAGGAAGAGAACTGTAACGTTGTTATGGACGACTTTATGTTAGCAACTGCTGCTGATATAGTCGCTGATCCTTCTGCACCTGATGCATTTGTTAATGGAATCATGGAAGGAAAGGAGTGGGTTTGGGACAATGGAGTCCTAAAAGAGGCAGCTGTAGCCGAAATAAAAACAGAAATAGATCAAGCAACCCTTATAAATCTACAAGAACGCAAAATTTCCGCGTTTGCGAAGTTTCTTAAGAGTTTATGATTTATAAATAAACATAGACAACGCTAATGCATAACGGAGAATA